GCATTCGCCTGATCTCTAATCGCTGGTGGCGCACTATCCGATACGCTCATGATCTTGCTCAGGCACCGCTCGGCCACTTCCTCGGGGGAAAAGCCACGGCCTGCTGTCGTATGAACTGACACGACCCCGGCAGATCCAAAGGATGTCATGTTCTGACCTTGCGAACCTGACCGCTTCTGTAGCTATCGGTCGTATTGTAGCCCTCGCCAAACTCCTCTAAGCGCCCGAGGGCCTCTGAGTATCGCTGGGCGTAGAGTTGCATTAGATCTGCATCACCCTTTAAGTAGGTGTACGCCTCAAGAAGGCATCCATAGAGAAGCGCGTTCTCGGCATTATCTCCCAGCCAGCTTGTCCCTGCGTCCACAATCGATGTGGGCCTATAAAAATAGTGAAGCTCAACATTGTAGGTTGCATCTGGGGTTGGACCAAGTAAAAAATAATCCACATCAAAAACGCTATAAACCTTGGGGGCGCCCTGAGTAGAATCTACCGGATATGCCTCTCTAATAAAGTTAGTGTCTTTAAATATCAGGTATTCATAGCCGGAGTTATCTATCGCCAAGGAGTATGAGGACAGATAGTCGGATGGGACTGCCAAATACTTGTTTCCAGAAGAGGTTGCTCCGGTAACATTCTTCCTAAAAACCGGGAGTTGTACCGACTTCAGGATTCTTTCTTCTGCCTGCTTAACAATGATAGGCAGGTTGCTCACAAAGCTAGTCTCGCTAGACTCCGTATAGTCCTGAATTGCCTGCTTTAGGGTGGTGTAAGTAAACGCCATCAATCAATCTCCACCGTTACACGCCCAACCACGCCTTCCATGTCCAGCCCCACAGTGCGACTACCCAGAGCAGTAATGCCGCCGCCCACAGGATTCCACGCAGATAAAGCCCTGCTTTCATTAAGGTCTTTGTCGGGTCTTGGCATCCTAAGAGCTTGAGGATCGCTTGCATTTACCTCTCCCAGCTTTAACTGTGGTTGATCTTGATCAACAACGTCCCTTCCAACAAGAAGCCCATTCCATCGACCATCCTCTATCTGCCTGACCAAGTCTCTGAGGTTGTACCTAAAACCAGTTCTATCGCAGAAGCCGAAAGCTCTTTTGCCTTTAGCATACGAACTCATAGGTCGCTGTAACCTCCGGGAGAGACATAGAGGGCCGCTTTCTCTCTTGAGGCGTCTGCGGCCAGATTCCACTGCTCCTCATAAACCTGCTTGAGTTGCGGTGCGAGGCCCATTGCCTCCGGCTTTTTACTTGCTATCTGATACGCAAGTCCAGCAACTAGGCAGGGAAGATACCTCGCCGGGACATCCATGTTATTTGACGCCGGCTTGCCGCTATCCTCTATTCGCTCCAAATAGTAATAAGCAAAGGTGTAGCTTGTTACCGCATCTGGAACAGGCCAGAAATGGAGAGTGATGTTGGCAGGCTTGCGTTCCACGTAGAACTGCAATGGCCTTCCTTGAGTTAACTTGTTTGTTTGATGGGCGTACTGGCTAACCGATATCCGTTGCATGGTTAGGTCTGACTGCCTTGATGCGTCACCCGCATCCGTTCTCAGGAGACCCTCAACAACGTCCAGCTTCTCACCCGTCAGGTCATAAGATGACGTGCCAGCAACCAGAGACAGGGTTGCATCCCTGACTGTCCACAGGTTGAGCCCTCTGTTTTGCCACTCAAGCATAAGGAGATCGAGGCTTCTGCGAGCCGTCCTGTAGTCATATCCGCTTCTAAGCTCAAGCCCTGCTCTCTCGTAGGCTTCCTCTATAACGTCTGACAAGTCAAGAGTAAAGTTGTAAGTTCCGCTTGTTGCCATCAGGATTTCTTCCTACCCTTCTTTTTGCTGACGCCAGCCTCAGACAAGGCAATCGCTATCGCCTGCTTCTTGTTTGTGACCTTTTTGCCAGACCCGCCAGATTTCAGCTTGCCGGACTTAAATTCCTTCATGACCTTTTTGACCTTGGAGCTGGGAGCGTTCTTCGTCTGCTTTCCAGTCTGCGCTCGACTAATCACCATAACCTAATCTCCCGGCGGGAATGTTGCCAGCTTCATCATACTCTTGATCCAGCTTCTCGGGATGGAGATCTCCGCATCCCCTTCCTCTATCTCGCCGCCATCAGAAACAATCATATGTGGACATATAATTATTTTCTCATCGTCCTCGTGCAGTATCGCACCACAGGATATGACGGTAACGACATCCCTCTCCATTAAATCAGAGAGTGGTCGCCAGCCCATGTTTGATCCTCCATGTGCATCTTCCCAGACTACACGATAGAGGGTTATCACTCGGCAGGCTCCATTACCACTTGACCTTATCTGCCCAGTAGGCCGCAGACATTTTTCCTTTTTTGATATTTCTTCGGTGACGGGCCTTGAATGACTTGCGCTTGGCCTTCATTCTTTCGCTTTCGCCTTTCTTTGGCTTTCCGGCTGTCTTGGCGCCCTGCTCGCCAAAACGAATAATCTTTTCTTTGCCACCCTCACATGCCTTTACTACATGTGACTTCTTAGGGTGATTGGGTGTTCTTTTTGGCTTGTTACAGGCCATCGAGCCCTTGTCGACTCTGCCCCCTTTCCTGTAATACCTCATGCCTACTTCCTATGCTGTGCTGTCTTCTTGGCGACCTTCTTTGGCTGGCTTGAGTGCTGTTTGCCTTTCTTGGTGTCTGCACGCTTCTTCCGGGTAGTGGCGGCGTACTCACTACTTGAGAGTGACTTTATGGCCTTCTCAGGCAGATATCGCTCTCCAGTGGCTTTCGGCCCTTGTGTGCTCGGCTTGCCAGACTTTGTGCGCCACTTCTGCTTAGTCCATTTTTTGAGAGATCTCTGAGGCTTTTTAATTGCCATTAGTCTCTATAGCCCCCGCCTTTTTCCTTGTAGCGTTTTGCCAGCATTTGCGCCTTGCGGGCGGACCACTGTCCGGGTTTTCCGCCCTTTCCCCCAGCTTTGATCTGATTAAATAATCGCTTTCTCATCTCAGGCTTGGTGTAATTCCCAGCTTGGTTCACCCTCGACTTCCGCTTGGCCTTTGTCTTGCCGCCCTTCTTGTAATACAGCCGCATTAGCCGTAGCTCTTCTTCACCTTCATGACGATGCTGTATGAATCACCGCTAGAGTGCCCCACCGTCGTAAAGTTGATATCGCCAGTCTTGCCGCTACCGGCGTTATTAGGTATTCCCACAAACTCAGAAAAATCCAATGAGTCTGAATAGTCAGCAGGAAGCTCCCACGCTAAAACGTCCGTCGTCGCATCAAACAAGATCTCAACGCCCATGCCGATGGTCGAATACCAAATGCACTCAATCTGAACGCTAGTGCAGGCGGCATTGTCAGCAGGATTTTTTGAGAGGGTAGATACGTCGATCTTGGTCACAGCAGATTCGCCTGTGCCGTCGCTGACGTTGGTGAACGCAAAGATTGCGGTGCGGGGGCCGTCTTCTATTGTCTGACTGGTAACTGTGTCAGCCATTTTGTCCTCCAAAAAGGGGGCTTACGCCCCCGAGCTGATTAAGAAAGGTTTCTGTTTTGGAGGTACAGAACGGTAACCGTTGCGGCACCAGCCGTAGCGGCAGTGCCTGTCTGGTTGTAGGTAACGGTTACATCGACATCCGCAGTACCAATGTCTATCAAGTTGCCGATTTGGCTCACATCAGAAGTCGCCAAAACCCTTGCTTGAGCGCCCGCCGCTAAGGCGTCTGCATACTTGTCCGCAGTAGTTCCGTCGCCAATATCCAGCGTGTTGGTGGTGCCTGCGTCAAAGGCGGTGGTTACGTCTACAGCAATCTGATAAATCTGGCTGTTTGCGGGAAGGGTTGCGACCACGGTTGTAGTGCCATCGTCGCCAAAAACGACGTTTCCGCTTTGCGCCATAAGCACAAAGCCAACATTGGCCTTGTCTGTTCCAACGGTAGTGCCGGTGGTGTCTTTGATGGTTCCGGCCTTAATAGGCCCGGAAAAAGTAGTAGTACCCATGTGAGTCTCCTGTCTGGGTAAGTCTAATGT